GCAGTCCAAGAAGAGCGAGCTCTACAACTTGCAACAGTGGGCCAGGGAATTTGCCAACGGCCAGAAGGTGCATGTGAGCCCCATGCTGTTGGGGGACTGCGTGTTGCGCATCGAGCTGGATCGCTATGGTCAGGACCCGCTGCACATCGAGGTAACGCCGGAGCGCGAGTTTGATGCCTATGGCCGCCCAATGTCTGCCGTGGTGCTGGGCGAAGAACGCCGCAGCGCACCGCACACCGCCGCGCAAGAGGCGTCCAAGCTGATCGCTCAAACCGCCTATGGCCAGGGCATGTCGCTGGACGACGCCGACGCATTGCGCGCCAAAAACGCGCGCCCCTTTGCCCACTTCAATGATGGCAAGGGCATTGTGGCGCACTCGCACCTGGGGCAGACGCAGATTCCTGCAAGGCTGTTGCCTGCGGCGCAAGAAGTCAAAACGGTGGAGCTGGCCGCGCTGCGTTCGCAGCACGCGGTGCGCACACTCAGCGGCTTTGCGCTGGGGCAGGCACTGGCCGCACGCGGGCTCAAGATGAGCCGCGAGACCAATGCCTTGATCGTCGAGCTCTATGGCGATGGCGTGCCCGAAGACCAACTTGACGCGCTGCAAGCCCGCTTGACGGTGCATGCCAGTCTGCGCATTGTGAATGGAGGTCCGCAGTGAACACCGAACTCGTTGGTCGCAAGGTCACGCCTGAAGTGATCCGCACCATTTACCGCATGACAGTGCAAGGCGACACCAAAAAGGATATTTCTGATTGGACTGGTGTCAGCACGGATGCGGTCAAACGGATACGCGCCGGACGCTATCCATGGCTGGATGCGGCAAGTATGGCGGCATGGCAGGAAACATTCGGTGGTGCAAATGCCCATTCCAGCCCTACTCCCCCGGGGAGTAGCGCTTTTAGCGAGGTGGGTGGGGCCGATGTACCAGCCACGCTATTTATGCGCCCTATGCGCGCCTACGCCCGCACCCCCCAAAACAAGTTGGCCCCGGTGGTCTCGAACACCACCGGGGCCGCTCCCGAAGCCCAGAAACCAACCCAAACCACAGGAGTAGATCCGATGTTACTTGTAAACGCTGGCCTCAAGCCAGAAACCCGTCAGCACTTCAAACTGGCGCGCAATCCGTTTGTGGACGACGTGCAGTCGCCAGACGACGTCTTTCAGACTCCCAGCGTGCGCTATGTACGCGCCACGCTGCTTGATAGCGCGCTGCATCACGGCTTTGTGGCGGTCGTTGGCGAGAGTGGCGCGGGCAAGTCCACCCTGGCCGAAGATCTGCAGGAACGCATCCGCACCGAGGGGCGCGATATCCAGATCATCAAACCCTACGTGCTGGGGATGGAGGGCACGGATGACCGGGGCAAAACGCTCAAGAGCACCCAGATTGCGGAGGCGATCGTGTGCGCCCTTGACCCGCAGGTCAGGCTAAAACTCAGTTCCGAGGCGCGCTTCCGCCAGGTGCACGAGCTGCTCAAGGTCAGCCGGCGCAGTGGCCACAGGCATCTGCTGGTGATTGAGGAGGCGCATTGCCTGCCCTTGGCCACGCTCAAGCATCTGAAGCGATTTATTGAACTGAAAGATGGAATGCAACGCCTGATCGGTGTGGCGCTGATCGGCCAGCCCGAACTGCGCGATCGCCTGGGTAGCCAGAACGCCGAGGTGCGCGAAGTGGCGCAGCGCTGCGAGATTGTGGAGCTCGAACCCCTGGATGCCCACCTTGAGGGCTACCTTCAGCACAAGTTTGCGCGCTTTGACCTGAAGCTGGAGGACGTGTTCACTGCCGACGCCTTTGATGCCATGCGGGCCAGGCTGATCTACACGCCGCGTGGCGGCCGTCCGGCAGATGCCCGCAGCCTGTGCTTCCCGCTGGTGGTAAACAACCTGGTGTGCCGCGCCATGAACGCCGCCTGCAATGCCGGCTGGCCACAGGTGGATGCGCAAGTGATTGGAGGGTGCTGAGCATGAAAACCTACAGCATCACCATCACCCTGGGCGACGGTTCGCAAGATCGTTGCTATGGCCTCTTCACCGATGCCTTTGCCTGCCTGATGGCAGTGATGGACGTCTTTCCTGGTGCGAAACGCATTTCTGCCAGGAGGTTGCCATGAGCAGGGTCTCTGCTGCATGCTGCAACGACGATTGCAACCAAGGGCGTGCATGTCCCGAACGCCTGCCGCGTAAACACACTTGCGATGAGCTCGGTGTGTGCCAGGGGGGGGTAGCCGAATGCCACTTGCCGTGCACGCCGCCGCCAACAGACCTCTATCCATTTGCCCCAGGTGTGATCGACGGTCCGCACGGATCGGAGCCGCGACTGACGGTGCGTCGCGCGTTGACGGAATTGGCGGCGCTGTCGGCGGCAATCTCAGTAGTCGGCTTTTGTGCCGGTTATCTGGCAACCAGGCTGGGGTGGGTGTCATGAAGCCTGGCGCCGAGATCCAACTGGCTCAGCGCCAGGCCAACGACGAGCTGGTGGACTATGTGGAAAAAGAGCAGCCGTGTGACTTCCTGGAGCTAAGGGAGTTCTTCGGTGGACCGGATGGAGGTACCAGAGCCAAGGTAATTTTTCAGAAACGGCTGGCGTATTTGGTAAGCAAAGGGCGGTTGAAGACCGTCAATCTGGCCGGAAAACTGCACTGGGAAGTTCCTGAGCTCGGCACCGCTGGCGAGGCAGATTGCAAGCCCGCAGAGAAGATCACGCGATGTGCAGACAACTGGGTTGGCGCCGTAGTGCCGCCACGCCAGCACAACGTGATGGATGGACCGACCTACGTACCTGAACCCGATGCCTCCCTGCGCGCCGGCGCGCTGGACTACAGGCGCGTTGCCAGCCATGGCGTGCGCTGCTGAACCTGCTTCTAGCCAACTCTGTATCTCAACCCGAAAGGACCTTTCAAAATGACTAACGAATTCGACCCGATTGAGAAAGATGCCAAGGCGCTGCGCGTGGCTCGCGATGTTCTGTCTGAGCGCGCCACCACGCTGCAGGAGGAAATTGACCGTGCCACCCAGCGCAAGCTGCCTGGTCTGCGCAGCGCCGTTGCTGCCGTGGCGCAGGCCGATGCCGACCTCAAGGCCACCATTGGCAAGGCACCGCAGCTGTTCACCAAGCCGCGCAGCGTTGTGTTGCATGGCCTGAAGCTGGGCTACCAGAAGGGCAAGGGCAAGATTGACTGGGAGGACGACGCCCAGGTGGTCAAGCTGATCCGTCGGCACTTCCCTGAGCAGTTTGACGTCCTCTGTAAGACCACCGAGAAGCCGATCAAGGCCGCGCTGGCTGCGCTGAGCGTGGCCGAGCTCAAGAAGCTGGGTGTCAGTGTTGAAGAGACTGGCGACGTCGTGTTCGTAGCCGACTCAACTGCTGGTGTCGACAAGCTGGTCAAGGCGCTGCTCAAGGGTGTTGAAGAAGAAGTGGAGGAGGTGTAGTGATGACAGCCGCCGCGACTTCTGGTACATTTCGCCCAGCTGCACCGAAGGGTGTAGCCGGGTTTAGCAGCCCGATGATCGCAGCGGCACAAAGCCGCGACACCGCACAGGTTTGCGGCTTTTTTGTTCGTGCTCCAGTTTTGGCGGCTCGGACGGGAGGGCGCAAGCCCTGCCGGTTAAACAGCCTCCGCTGCGGTCCCGGTCTGCTAACCCGTTCGAGCTGCCTCCTCCGTTTAGCAGCGGGGAAGGCGGTTTTTGCAAACCGACCGTACTGGAGGCCATTCATGGCAAAACGCAAACCCGCCGCGACTGCGGCACAACCGCACCCCCACGCTTACCCCTACATCTGCCCACAGCCGCTGACCGTGCGCATCGTGGACGCGCTGGACCACCTGGACAGCCATCTACTTGCGCTGGAAGCCGTGGAGCAACTCATTGCGCCGCAAAAGGCGGGCACCACCGAAGACCTGAGTCACGTCAACCGCGAGGGGCTGGCCTTTATGTTCTGCCTGCTCAACGTGGCGGTGCGAGATCAGTTCAAAGCGGCCAAAGCGCTGGCCGATGCGGCCTATGACGAAATGCATGCAATCAGCAACTGAACGGAAACATCATGAACAGACCGTGCCCAGCCTGTATCCAAAACCACCAATTGTTGGTGCTGATGATTAGCGATCTGCGCGGGCAGCTTGACGCGCAGCGCGAAGAGATACAGCAACTCAAAGGCTCTGTAGCCCATACCCACCACATTCAGGAAGATGTCCTGTCCCACCTTGGCTTTGAAATTGATAAAGGAGCGATGCAATGAAACTTACAGTTTTGAACACAACTATTCGCCAGAACGAACGGCACTTGTTCAGCTTGGTCGATCTTCACAAATCCAGTGGAGGCGCTGAGAAGAATTCGCCCAATCGGTGGCTGCGCAATGCCAAGGCCAAAGAGGAGGTCGACTTCCTGATTGCTGAGGTCGATAAATCAAAATTTGGGCTTATTGCCGAAGTCAATAACGCCAAAAATGGCGTTATTGCCCAGCAGCCGAATAACACCAAATCTGGTGTTATCGAGGTCCGGCAAAACACAGGCGCATGGGTTTGCATGGACTTGGTTTACAGCTATGCCATGTGGATCAGCCCACGGTTCAAGTTCAAAGTCATCCGTGCCTACGATGCCATGTTGTCACGCCCCCGCATCCAGCACGAAAAGGCTTTGACCCAGCGCTACGAGTTTTACCCACCCTTGCGCAAATTGGCTCTGGAAGGCAAGAAGGACGTGCAGATCGCACCATTGATCGGGCGTAGCCCCGGGAGCGTGGGCTACCACCGCAAGAAACAATTCAATGAAGGCTTTACCGACCCGGTGGAGTACGCCCATAAGCGCTACCCGGAAGCAACGGCCAAAAAGGTGATCGCCAAGCATGGCTGGGACAACTGGGGCAGCGACTATGAGCCGCCTCAGTTTGGCTTTGACTTCGAGTTTGCAAAATAGCCATGAAGCCCGCCACCCCCAAGAACCACCTGGCCGCGATTCACATCGCGTTCAAGGCGCTCGGTCTGAGCAAGGACGACGCCTGCGCCCTCAAGCAGGCGGTCACCGGGGTGGCCAGCGCCAAAGACATGAGCGCACAACAGCGTAGGAGGCTGTTGGCACACCTGAGTGGCCTACAGCAGCGCACCGGTGCCCCCAAACGGGCCCCGGTGCTGCGATCGGTGGACGACGCGCTCGATGCACGCTGGCTCAAGGCGCGTGCGCTGTGGGCGCGCCTGGCGGTCGCCGGTGTTGTCAACATCGATACCGACACCGCTTTTCGTCACTGGGTGGTGCGCCAGACGCACCTGGAACACTGGCGCTTCTTGAACAGCTACCAGATCAATAAAGTGATCGAGACACTCAAGAAATGGTGTGCCGACAAGGGCGTGCCGGAGGTGGCTGCCCCTGGCGCGCCGCAGGAGCCGAAAACATGAGCCTTAACCGTGACAACCGCATGGAGGGCAAGCGCAACGAGCTGCTGACCGACCTGGCAGACCTGGTGCAACGCCGCCTGCTTGAACATGACGTGCCGGCCAACGCGGCCACCTTGATTGCCAGCGCGCTGATGGACCACCTGGCTGACCATTGGGGCGGGCAGAACATCAGCTTCCCCAAAGACTACCGGTGGAAGCTGGCGCGCCTGGAGCTTGAGATCTACGACAAGTTTCACGGCAACAATTACGATACGCTGGCGCTGGCCTACGGCATTTCTGACCGGGGCATGCGCAAGCTCATCAAGCGCGTGAGCGACAAGATTGCAAATGGTAGCCAGTGCGGGCTGTTTGACCCGCCAGCGCCAGCGTAAAGCGCCAGCGCAGATTCTGCCCCGGTTCAAATTACTTTTGTTTGGCGCCGCGCGACAGTAGCGGCATGCCTGACCAATCCAAGCCTCTGCAGATCTTCAAGCCCGGTCGTCACACCGCGATGAGTGGTCAGGCGCTTGCATTTTCAGAATCAGACCTGCGCGCAACCGTTACCGCCTACGACCCGGCCAAGCATGAGGCGCCGTTGGTGGTGGGTCACCCCAGTCACGACTTGCCGGCCTATGGCTGGGTGCAGTCACTTGCCTTCAGCGATGGCGGCATTGACGCCACGCCAGCCCAGGTGAACCCCGACTTTGCTGACATGGTGGCGGCTGGTGCGTTCAAGAAGATCAGCGCCAGCTTCTATGGCCCCGACGCCCCACAGAACCCCGTGCCAGGTGTTTTTTATCTGCGCCACGTTGGCTTCCTGGGTGCCCAGCCGCCCGCCGTCAAAGGCTTGCGCAGCCCCAGCTTCGCCGATGGTGAAGAGGGCGTGCTGACCTTCAGCGAATGGGACGACGTACAGAACGCCGGCCTGTGGCGCAATTTGCGCGAGTGGTTCATTGGCAAGTTTGGCCAGGATGAAGCCGACCGCGTGATACCCGGCTACCAGGTGCAGGGCCTGGAACAAGGCGCACAAGACGAAGTGCGTGAGGCCGCTGCAGAATCTTCCACAACGGGTGCCGATGCCACTACGAGTGCGGCCCCTGCCTTTACCGAACCCCAACCGAAGGAGGCCACCGTGAGCCCTGAAGAAAAAGCTGCCCTTGAGGCAGAAAACACCCGTCTGCGCACTGAGCTGGCAAACCACCAGGCCGCGCAGATCCATGCTGCCAACCTGGCCTTCTGCGAGGGCCTGCCTGGCGTGATGCCAGCCTGGCGCGCGCTGGCGGTGGCAACCCTTGACCACTTTGCAGCACAGCCTGCGGTGGTGGAGTTTGGCGAGGGCGACGCCAGGGCACCCTTTGCCGATCAACTCAAGGCCTTCTTGCAGTCTTTGCCTGCAGTTGTGCATTTTGGCGAGACGGCTACGGGTGATCGCGCTGCAGGCGGTGATGCGGACAGTGTGAGCTTTGCCGCACCCCAGGGCTTTGAAATTGACCCCGTGCAGCTGAAGCAACATGAGAAGGCCATGGCCTACATGAAGACGCATGGCGGCAACTACCGCGACGCAGTTGCGGCGGTGAATTAGCCGCTGCACAACCTGACACCCCACAAGTTCAATCCATATCACGAGGCATAACCCATGAGCGCTCAATCAATTTCTCTTCTCACGCTGGTACGCACGCTATCTGCTACGGTAGCCGCTTGCCGTTTTGTAACCGCTGCCGGCGCGCAGTCTGGCGCTGGTGAAAACGCAATCGGCGTCGCCCGTACCGGTGGCGTGAGTGGCGACAAGGTTCCAGTCGACTTGATCGGCACTGCCATTGTCGAGTCGGGCGCGGCCATCACGATCAATGACACGCTCAAGGCCGATAGCACCGGCCGTGCCATCACCTGGGCCAGCAGTGGCGCCAAGGTAGCCCTGGCGCTGCAAGCGGCGTCGGCGGCTGGTGAGTTCATTGAAGTGCGGCTCGTTGACAACGTAGCCTGATTTTTGATTTGTCCCACAAGCAAACCTGTTTCCCAACGGAGTAATTCACATGACGCAACTCTCAGTCTCTCAAGCTCGGGTTATCGACCCGATCCTCAGTACCATCGCCCAGGGTTACTCCAACGCCGAGCTGGTGGGCAACGCGCTGTTTCCCTACGTGCCCGTTGGGCAACGTGGCGGCAAGATCATTACCTTCAACAAGGAAGACTTTGCCCTGTACAACACCGGCCGCGTGCCGGGCTCCAATACCCGGCGCGTGCAGTACGGGTACAGCGGCTCCAGCTATGCGCTCGATAGCCATAGCCTGGAAGGAATGGTGCCGGTCGAGCTGAGCCAGGAGGCCAACGCTGTGCCTGGCATTGACCTTGGCCAGAACGCCGTGATGCGCACGCAAAACATCATCAGCCTGCGCCTGGAGAGCTCCCAGGCCACGCTGGCCACGACCGCCGGCAACTATGGCTCCAGCAACAAGACCACGCTCAGCAGCACTAGCCAGTGGAGTGATTTGACCAGTGGCGTGAGCGACCCGATCAACGACATTGAAGTGGCCAAGGAAGCGATTCGCAAGGCAGTAGGCAAGCGCCCCAACACGGTGGTGATGGGTGCGGCCGTGATGTCCAAGCTGCGCCAGCATCCCAAGATTGTTGACCGCATGAAGTACACCGGGCGCGACGTTGCCACGGTGGAAATTCTGGCCAGCTTGCTGGGCGTGAGCCGGGTGCTGGTGGGCGACGCGGTGTACACCGACGCCGCCGGTGCCATGGCCGACGTGTGGGGCAAGTTTGTGGTGGTGGCGTACACCGAACTCGGTAGCCTGGCCGCCATGGGCGCGCCAACCTTTGGCTACACCTACCGGCTGCAGGGCTACCCGATGGTCGAGAGCCCGTATCTGGACCGCAACACCAAGAGCTGGATTTATCCGGTGACCGATGAAGTGGCTCCGGTGATTGCCGGTGCCACTGCGGGTTACCTGATTTCTGCGGCGGTTGCCTGATCATGGCAACCAAGGCCAAAAAACCGGCTGAATCCGAAGAACCCACCGTGGCCCTGGTCGCTGTGGAGCCGATCCGTCATGATGGCGTTGACTACGCGCCAGGCGATTCGCTTATTGCCGGTGAGCTTGCTGCTGCAGCGCTCATCGCATCGGGCGCGGCGTCGGCTGATTCGGCCGCCTGATCTGCCATGAGCTACGCCAGCCAGACCGACCTGACCGAGCGCTTTGGCGCCCAGGAACTGGCGCAGCTCACCGACCGGAGCGCCGGCCTGGTGATTGACACCGCGGTGGTGGCTCGTGCGCTGGCTGACGCCGACGCCGAGATTGACGGTTACCTGGCAACGCGCTACACGCTGCCGCTGGCCAGCACGCCTGCTGTGCTGGTGCGGCTTGCTTCTGACATTGCACGCTACTGCCTGTTTGGCGAGCGTGTGACTGAAGCCGTGCGCACACGCTACCAGGACGCCGTGAGCCTGCTCAAGCGCATGGCCAATGGTGACGTGCAGCTGGCCGGCGTGGCTCCGGTACCGGTGACTGGCGGCAGCGGCAACGCTGTGGCCACCCGCACAACAGCCAAGCAGTTTGATGCCAGTGGAACGAGTAGTTACTGATGGACCTGAGTCTGATCATTGCGCGGCTTAAAAGCCAGCTCAGCGGCTTGAAGTCGATCGGCGGCAGCGCTGACCTGGACTCGGCCATCGCCGGGCAGGTATTCCCGCCTGCTGCGTTTGTGCTGCCGCTGACCGAGAGCGCGTCACAGAACGAAATGCTGGGCAGTACCGAACAGCGCATCACGCAGACCTTCAGTGTGGTGCATGTGATCAATAACAGGCGCGATGCCGTGGGCGCTGCCGCGCTGGACGACCTGGTTGCGCTGCGCACGGCATTGCGCGTAGCCCTGGTGGGCTGGGTGCCAGATTCCACCAATGGCGAGCCCGTGACGTACACCGGTGGCCGGCTGCTGCGCCTGGATGGCGATGGCCAGCTCTGGTGGAGCGATGAGTTTCAACTGATTACCGATTACTGGAGCGCCTGATGGCCAAGCCAAAGATTCTTGATGCGCCGGTGGCAACACCAGAGAACACGCCGCTGCCTGGTGGCGGCAGCTGGCACTGGGATGACGCCAATGCTTGCTGGGCAGAAAACACAGACACGAGCGCAACTGAGCCGCAGAGCGTTGCGGTAAGCACCACACCTGTAAACCTACCGGAGTAAATCCATGTCAACCCGCTTCATCAAAAAGACTGTCATTCTGGCCAAGACCGAGACGACGCAAGGCGTTGATGCGACGCCGACTGGCGCAGCAAATGCGCTGCAGGTATTCGATGTATCGATATCGCCCGTCGAGTTGAAGTCAGTCAGCGTGGAATACCTCAGCGCGTGGTTTGGCGCCGCGATGATGCTGCCAGGTGCAACGTTTACGAAGATCTCGTTTTCTGTTCCGCTGGCCGGATCCGGTACGGCCGCCACGGCGCCGGCTTGGGGTGCGCTGACATTGGCTTGCGCCAATGCTGAAACAACGGGCTTGCTCACACCCAATCGGGTCGAGTACTTGCCGGCAACAGATCTGCTCAAGTATGCGACGCTGTACTACTACGATGACGGGCTGCTGCATTCGGTTCTGGGCTGCATGGGCACGCAGAAGATGTCGGTCAAGGCCGGCGAGGTCGGAAAGCTGATATTCGAGTTCATCGGCGTCAGCGTGACGCCAACAGCGGTGGCCAATGCCACGCCTGTGCTGACTGCATGGAAGATTCCGGTGCCCATCACCAAGGCCAACGTGACGGATATCTCTCTGGGCGCCACGTACGCCACTGGCGCACTGTCGGGCGGTTCACCGTACAACTCCACCGGCTTCACGCTGGACTGGGGTAACAAGACCGACTTTGTGCCGATGCTCACCACTGAAGAAGTGGTGATGGATGGGCGCAAGTTGAAGGGCGCCATGAGCCTGGAGCTCAGCGCTGCTCAAGAAATTACGCAAATCGCGGCCACCAAAGCGGGATCCACGCAGAGCTTTGGCTTCATTCTGGGTACCGCGACGGGCAACAAGCTGATGTTTCACGCTCCGGCCATGCGATGGACTGGATACAAGAAGGGGTCGGTGTCGGGCAAGCGAATCATTGACCTGGACTTCGAGCTCGATCCGGTCAGCGGCAATGATGAATTCCGAATTGTGAGTCTGTAGATTTAGTCAGTTCCTGTGGCCCGTTAAAAGGCCTTGATCCGCGCTTGTGCATTCCATGGGTGCGGGTTTTTTTAAATTCAGTCAAGAAAGCAATGCGCCATGTACACGCTAGCCATAGACAACGTTGTTGAAGTCCCGGTCAAATTCACTCTCAAAGTGGGTAAGGTCAACAAGCCCTTTAATGCGATCCTGACTGCGCGTCGCCTGACCAAGGAAGAGTCTGACGCCATGTCTGCGGACCTGTCGATCAAAGACTTCTTGCTTGAGAATGTGTCTGGCTGGCACGAGCAGCGCCTGGTGCTTGACGACGCCACGGGCGAGCCGGCAGCATTCAGCCGGGATGCGCTGGACGCGTTCTTGAGCGTGCCGGGCGTGCTGGCTATTTGCTGGAATGCCTACACGCGCGAGTGCGCTGGCAAAGAAAAAAACTAGCACAGGTTGCGCGCATCCAGGCGCGTGGCCAGCTCTACATCCCAAAGCCAGGAAACTCCGATGAACCGCAGGTCGAGTTTGATGCCGCCGCGGCTGCATTCGGTCTGCTGCCAGAAACTGGCGACGGCGATGAGTCGCCTGAAGAAAAGTGCTATCTGTGGCCCTGTAATGTGCGCACCTTCAATATCTGGCAAGGCGTGCAGACACAGTGGCGCGTTGGTGGCATGGGTGGCAGAACCGGGCTTGACTACACCGGCGTCTACACCTACATGCACAACGTTTTGCGCATCTTGCCAACCAAGCGGCTTTGGGCTGAGGTCTGGGCCGGCTTGCAGGCCATGGAGACGGCTGCGCTCAATGAATATGCTGAGCAGCGGGAATGAGGCGTCAGGTGCGCCGAGCGCCCCAGCGTGCCCAGCCAAATGCCAACAGGAAACCCCATCCGGTAAAACCCGCAATAACGGTAAATGCCATGAGCAGACCCTTCATCGGGTGGTTGTTGGCAACAGCGACGCGCCATACGCCATACACACAGGCCGTGTACCCCAGCACCATCAGCATGCCGAGATCATGCACGGGACCGCTGGAAAAGGGCAACAGTATCAGCAAGTCGATCATGGGCGCAGCGTAGCACCGCTGCGCTTTGAGGGCAATGGGGCATGAGCGAAAACAACACCGTCAAACTGCGCCTGGCGCTGGAGGGCGCCGAGGCTGCTGCCAGCGGCATCGATAAGGTCAGAAATTCAATGACCGAGATGGCTGGTGCGTTCACTGTTGGCAGCCTGGCCAGCAAGGCGCTGGAGACGGGCATGGCCAAGGTGGGATTGGCTATTGACTACGTAATGGAGTCGGCCAAGATGGCGGCGCGTTTTGAGACGCTGGGTGTGGTGATGCAGACGGTCGGCCGTAATGCCGGCTATACCGGCCAGCAGATGATGGATGCTGCCAAGGGTGTGCAGGCGCTGGGAATCACGATGCTGGAGTCGCGCGAGAGTGTGAGCAAGATGGCCAGCGCACATATTGACCTGGCCAACGCGCAAGGCCTGGCCCGGGTGGCGCAGGATGCGGCCGTGATTGGCGGCATCAATTCGAGCGAAGCGTTCAAGGCCATGATCTACGGCATCCAGTCGGGCCAGACGGAGGTGCTGCGCACGATCGGTATCAACGTCAGTTTTGAGGCTTCGTACCGCAAACTTGCCACGCAGCTTGGCACCACGGCCGAGGCCTTGACAGAGGCTGAAAAGACCACCGCCCGCACGAACGTGGTGATGGCCGCAGGCAAGGATATTGCGGGCGCGTATGAGGATGCAATGGGCACGGCTGGCAAGCAGATGACATCGCTGGCGCGCTATTCGGAAGACGCCAAGGTCAAGCTGGGCGCGGTGTTTGGTGACACGCTGCTGCTGGCGCTGGGGCTCTACACCGGGCACCTGAAGGAAAGCAATGCTGAACTTGACAAGCTGACAAAGGACAAATCGATAGAGGATTGGTCCCAAATGATGGCGGTCAGCTTCGCCTTTGCGGGTGACGCGGCCAAGAACTCATTTAACTTGATTGCCACAGGCGCCGACACGATCTATACCGCTCTCAAGCAGCTCAATGCGATCGCGTCTTTGCGCGGCGGTGACGCGGTAGATGCCGGCAATGATTGGATTGACAGGATCAAGGAGCGATTCGACCCGCAAGGGCAGTTGAGGGTTGTGCTTAAGCAAATGCAGGATCAAAAAGACCTTGATGCCCGCACGCTGACCAGGACTGTTGCCGGCAACAACCCGTCAGCGGATTCGCGCAAGGTGAAAGAGGTGTTTGATACGCCCGAGTTGATGCAGGCGCGCAAGGACGAACTGGCGGGTCTCGCGAAATATGGCCGAGACCGCGCCGCCGCGATTGAAATCGCCAACGCGGACACGGCGGCGATCATGAGCAAGGGGCTTTCTACCGAGCAAAAGATTCTCAATGAGCAGCGCAAGTACCGCAAAGAACTTGCCGATGCCGGCCTGGCCACCGACAGCGTGGAGGCGCAGCGCGCATTGAAACAAATCGAGATCAATGCGCGCAAGGGCAAGTCGGCTGGTGATGCGGCAAAACAAGATGTTTACGCGGCCGAAGCCGCCAAACTTTACGCGACCACAATGGACGGCCTGGGAAAAGCACAAGAATCAGCGTCAGCCAAAGCGGATGGGCTGAGCAAAGCGCAAGAGGCGCTGCGCGTTGTGCAGGCGTCGCCCCACTGGGAGCAGTACAACCGGCAGATGCAAGAGCAGATCATCTACGCTGCCTCTTTGACGCAGGCTGAAGAAGACCGCGAGGCGGCAAAAAAGCTCTTGCTCAAGGCGCAAGCCGATCAGAACACCGCCGACCAAAAGGCCGCAGACTCCCTGCACACCGAGATCAACGGACTGCGCGACGGTAATGCCGCGCTGGAACTGCACAACCAGGAGATCGGGCTTAACACCGAGGCGCTCAATGCTCTGACGCTCAAGCGTTTGGATGACCAGATTGCCGTGCAGGCCGGCATCGTTCTGGACGGTGAACGCCTGGTGGCTGACGGACGCGTGGTTGACAGCCTGCAGGAGCAGATCAACAAGCTCGATGAGCTCAGGAAGAAGCGCAACCTGGTTGCAGATGGACAAACTGCCACGGTGGCGGCCGACGAGTCGAAGAAGGCGAAGGCAGAGTGGGAAAAGACCTCTGAGTCCATCAACACCAGCCTGACGGATGCCCTGATGCGGGGTTTTGAGAGCGGCAAGGGCTTTGCCGTGAATTTGCGTGACACGGTGGTCAATATGTTCAAGACCATGGTGCTTCGACCCGTAATCAGTGCCGTAATGAATCCGATCGCCCAGGGTTTGACTGGGGCCATGGGACTCACCAACGCAGCCAGTGCTGCAAATGGCATCGGCAGTGCCGGGACGGCGCTATCGGGCATCGCTGCCCTGGCTGGCAACTTCGGTGCCGGCATTGCAGAGGGTTTTGCAACAGCCTGGGGTGCCGGTGGAAGCGTCTCCAGTGCCTTGAGCATGGGCAGCGGCATGATGGGTGCCGGGTCTATGGCTGGTGGCTTTGGCGCAGTGGTTGGCGCCCTCGGCCCGATCGCGATCGGCATCGGCGCTCTGGTGGCCATCAGTAAGGCCACAGCGGGCGAAATGCGCTCTGGCCAACAGTACGCCTATAACCCCGCGGCCGGCCTCGCCATTTCGCAAGGGCCGTCAGGCGGCCCCATCAATGACAAAGAGGTCAGCACCGCCATTTCGGGCACCATTGAATCCATCAACCGGCTGCTGAGCAGTTACGGATCGGCGTCGCGCCTTAGTGGCTTTGTTGCTGGGTTGGAAAGCTCAGGCGACAACCGGGGCGGTGTGATGGCCGGCGGCAGTTTGACCACTGGCGGCGTTTTCGGGCAGAGTGGCGGCGGCAG